GGAGCTAGAGATTGACAGGATCAAGGCCATCACAACCAACCTACAGGCTGGCGACCAAGACGATAAGGAGTTTGAACGTAGGCTGAAGATGGCACAAACCATGCTGAAAGAGAAAGAGATTGACCTCAAGATTGGACAGCAGCAACGGCAAGGACAGTAACATGGTAATCACTTCAGTGCAATTTCAAGACGCTATTAACCAAATCAACGCCAAGTTTGAACAACTTGAGAACAAGATTAAGGAACTAGAATCTAAGAATGAAGCGAAAAAGCCAGCGCAGACGCGCAAGACTAAACAGGAAGCTGCTTGATGGCGAAACCAAGGAAAGGAAAAGCGAAAGTAAAGGTAACCTCTAGCGGGAAGAAAGTCTCCTATGGACAAGCTGGTTCAGCAAAAGGCGGTGGCCCTAGAGTCAAGCCGGGAACCAGCAAAGGAGACAGCTACTGCGCTAGAAGTTTAGGTATCAAAAAGAGATTACCTAAGAAAAAACAGAATGACCCTAACACTCCAAACAACCTGTCACGCAAGCGTTGGAAGTGTTCAGGAGCTAAGTCAAGAAAAAAATAAGGACTGACCATGATGGAATCTGAGTTTATACCTGTATTTGATGACCCTGAAACAAGTGCTTTGCGGCTCAACTCAGAGACAATCTCCTACTTAGGAGGTTCCCTCATTGAAGCACAAGACCCTGATGTACAGCTAGAGATTCTGGAGATGATTAAACAGCATTCTGCTTTTGTCATAGAAACTAGCACAAAGATAGTAAACAGAAAGTCCGGCAAGTTACGGGCAGTATAACAAGGAAAAACAATGACTGATAACGCAATCAAGGTGCCCCAGTGGGCGCTACCTATAGCTGCTGCCGCTGTAAGCTTAGCAGTTGCTTGGGGTGTACTACAGGCTAATACTGCACATGCCGCAGAAGACCGTGAGCGTATAGCTCAGATAGCGGAGGAAACTGCAAAAAAGGCTCAGGCGAATGGTCAAGCACAGGCAGTGACGAGCGCCAAAGTGGAGGCCATCGTGTCCAGCTTGGAGCGACAGGAAAAAATTCAGGAGAAAACGAACGAACAAATCGCCGCACTGGTTCAAGCTCTCTTAGCCAAATAGACTATGACCCAGAAAACCCAAACTTGTTCTGCGACATGCGTGAGTACAGGATGTTGCGTTACGTCCAGCCACCAGCCAAACGGCACAGAGTCGCAAAAAACTGGCTGTTGTTCAACAAAGAACAGTGCGGATACGGTGCGGAAGTGTATGTGCGCAACCAAGGCCCAAGAATCCTTGGCACAGCATGGGACACCAAGCTACTAATTTTAACTTGGGACTTGAGAAAGCCCACAGCTATTAAAACACAGGCTGTCAAGAAAAAGAGAAGAATCTAATGGAGACCATGCTAATCTTTATGCTGGTTATTCTTGAAAAGAATGTACCAACACTAGAGATAGCATTTCGTGAGTTGACTTCTTGCCTTGAATACAAGACAGCCTTAGTGCATCAGGATGTAGGTCAGAACGCTATTGTAATGCCTAAGACCAGACACTTTGATGCGTATTGCGAACCCAGAGTAGTACCTGTATCTGATGTAGGTACTAAACTGTTACTTAGAGACCCACCAAAAAGAGAGGAAGACTAACATGCCAATGGGAAAAGGAACTTACGGAAGCAAAGTAGGACGCCCACCTAAGAAGAAAAAAACAATGCAACGGCGATCTGCACGCAAACCTGTTAAAAAGTAAAAATAATACTTGACTTTTTGACAAAAGTATGGTATAATCTATCTTGTATCTTAACTAATTAAGGGAATACATAAGATGACTAAAGAACTTGAAGTTTACTTTGCTAACTACTTTGAGATGTTTCGTTCAGAAGGATGGAAACAACTTCTTACTGATTTGAACCAAAATGTAACGCAGATAAACTCAGTTGAACAAACAACAGATAATGAGAACTTGCACTTCCGTAAAGGACAACTTGCAATACTTGCTACTCTGTTTAACCTAGAAACTCAAATTAACAATGCTGAGAAAGAAGCTAAAGAAGAACCACAAGAAGAACTAGAGCTAGAAGCATAATGTTCAAATTGTACGACTTCAAGTGTCTTGATGGGCATATATTTGAAGCATTAGTCACTGAAGACCGACACACTATTAGGTGCGAAAAGTGCGGTTACAGTGCTAAAAGGATTATCTCTCCTATTAGGTCTAAACTAGACCCCATCAGTGGGGACTTCCCCAGCGCCACTAGGAACTGGGCTAAGGCTAGGCAGAGTCACATCCAATACGAGAAAAAGCAAAGTTCGTAGCTAGAACCCTTTTTTAATCTCTCCACAATACTAAGGTACGGAGTTTAATAATGGCTAAAATAATTGAGCGTGAGGATGAGCAAGCGTCTACGGAAGACGTATTTGCTGAACAACAAGAACAACCGGAAGTGGAAGAACAGGTAACTCCTAGCGAACCTGACATTCCTGACAAGTACCAAAACAAGTCTGCACAGGAACTTGTACAGATGCACCAAGAAGCTGAGAAGCTATTGGGGCGTCAAAGTTCTGAGGTAGGCGAACTGCGTAAGGTTGTCGATAACTACATCCAAGCACAACTCACACCGGCACCACAACAACAAGAAGACCAAGTCGAAGAAGTAGACTTCTTTACTGACCCTGAGAAGGCAGTAGCACAGGCTATCCAGAATCATCCTAAGATTAAGGAAGCTGAATCAGTAAGTCAACAGTACAGGATGCAAACTGCATTGTCTGCACTGAAGACTAACCACCCTGACATGGAGAGTATCCTAAAAGATACAAAGTTTGCAGAGTGGATTCAAGCATCTAAAATTAGGACGAAGCTGTTTGTAGCGGCAGACAAGCAGTACGACTACGAAGCTGCTGATGAGCTTTTCAATCTTTGGAAAGAACGTCAACAGATGATTGGTCAGGCTGCAACTGCTGAGAAGCAGAGTCGCAAGCAAGCAGTACGAACAGCTAGTACAGGCAATGCCAGTGGTAGCTCTGAGTCAAGCCCCAAGAAGATCTATAGACGCGCAGACATTATTAAACTTATGAAAGAAGACCCACATAGGTATGCTGCTCTCCAAGATGAAATAATGAGAGCGTATGCTGAAAAGAGGGTCAAATGATATATCTTAGGAGATATTAAATGACTGATTCTACATATCCCGCAACTGGGGGGTTTGTTGACAATACTAGCGCAGCAACCTTTATCCCAGAAATTTGGAGTGATGAGATCATCGCTGCATACCAAAAGAACCTTGTTCTAGCCAATCTTGTAAAGAAGATGTCAATGGCTGGCAAGAAAGGTGATACTATCCATGTACCTAAGCCTGTACGTGGCGATGCACACGCTAAAGCAGAGAACACTGCTGTAACTGTGCAGAACGCTACTGAAGGCGAAGTGCAAGTATCCATCAACAAGCACTTTGAATACTCACGCTTGATTGAGGATATTACGGATGTACAAGCCCTGTCTTCTTTGCGTCAGTTCTATACTGAAGATGCTGGTTATGCGCTGGCTAAGCAAGTTGACACCGACCTGCACTCTCTGGCTACAGGCTTGGGTAGCGCGGGTTCTACATCTTCCACCTACGCAAACAACGGCGGTACTTTCTTTGTAGATAACTCAAGCTCTAACGCTCTGACTACCTACGCTGTTGATACCGTAACAACTTCAGATGTTTTCGTTGACTCTGCGTTCCGTGCTATCATTCAGAAGCTGGACGATGAAGACGTACCTATGGATGGACGCAGCTTTGTTGTTCCTCCTTCAGTGCGTAATACCATCATGGGTATTGACCGATACGTTAGCTCTGACTTCGTAAACAACGGTCAGGTTACAAACGGCCAGATTGGTCAACTCTACGGTATTGACGTTTACGTTAGCACCAACTGCCCTGTAGTCGAAACTGCTTCTGCTAACTCAGCCAGTACAGTAGACTCTTTGGGCGCACTCTTGTTCCACCGTGACGCATTAGTTATGGCAGAGCAGATGGGTGTTCGTTCTCAAACTCAGTACAAGCAAGAGTTTCTCTCTAACTTGTTCACTTCAGACACTCTGTACGGCACCGCTGTACTGCGTCCTGAAGCTGGTTTGACTTTGGTTGTGCCTAAGTAACAACCGCTAAGCATGGGGCTGCTTCGGTGGCCCCTAGCTTTCTTTTTAAGGTGAGTATATGTGGCAATCTTTGATTGGGCCTATAGCTGGTTTAGCAGGTACTTTCCTTAAAAACAAAGCTGCTGAAAAGCAAGCTGTACATGACTCCAAGATGCGACGTATTGATGCGGACGCTGATTGGGAAACTCAACAAGCCGCTGCCTCTCAGTCTTCTTGGAAGGATGAGTGGTTTGCTATTATCCTAA